CGGGTTCGCAGTTTCAATAACACCGATATCCATCCATGGCTGATCCACGGCGGCGATGTCATCCCTCTTGAAGTAGAGGCGCGAGCCAACGACCCAGAAATCCTGGTGCCCAACGACACTCATTTCAGAATTCCTCCTGGGTCAATATGTAACTGAAAACGAAACAACGATACCCTGAACCTTAAGATCGACATCGTGAGATTCAATCACCCGCGCCGATGCTTGGTCCAACTTGAACACAACCGGGTCATCGTTCACATCCCTTGCGGTGATCAGACCGCGGAGCAGTTCATAAGCGTCATCGATCATTTCATCCATCAGGACATCATCGATTTCCGGAACTTCAAGACGCTCAGGCATCCGAGCGAACATTTCCAATGACATGTTCGCAAACTTCATACCGCTCTTTTGATCACCGAATAACTGAGCATCGTCCTGCATGACCGCGATTGCGCGCGGATGTTTCTCGAAATTATGGACCGTCCAGTTTATTGCACCTCGCTTCGCGAAGTAGACACTGTTTCTGATGATGCGAGCCGCGTCTCGTAAGGTCTCCAACACTGTTCGTCTTGGGCTTCCCATTAGATGAACTTTCCCCTCGCATCACGGAGCTTGCCCCTGAATCCAGTTCCACCAGATGCTCGAACTATTCCTTCGAGATAATCGAGGATAGCTTCGGCAAGGATTGGAAGGTAGTCGTTGAATCCATCCCGAAGATACCACTTCGGTTCGAGGTCAATTTCCTTCACTAACAGGTAGTACATCTTTGCTGAACGGAGGTTCAACCCGGACCCACGAGGCGGTAGTGTGGCGGGATCGAACAACCCGCCGACAGCCACTCCAGTGGAACGGAACGGAATGAACTTCAATTCAATTCCCGCATTGCGCGGACCACCAAACCGATCGACTCCCGCGGGCGTCAATGCAGGCTTCATCGGTATCGCGAGTGCCTTCCCATGCCTCGGCCGGATAGTGTCATACGGAGAGCTAGGGTTCTTACCCTTAGTTCCATATTCCTGAGGACCAGCGTACTTCAAAGCCGGACCTCTCATAACACCGATCCGCATGGCCGGAACGCCTGTGAACATTAGGCTGCGACCAATGATGGATTTCGCGAGTGTTCCAGTACGGCGCTTCAATCTCTGCCCGGATAACATCGTATCACTGATGTGACCCGCTGCTGCAGATGCCGCCTTATCGAGAAAGGCGAGTATCGTTTTGTTGTATCGTTCAACTCCAGCGGCCTTCTCGAATGCCCGAAGCATAAAGATCGTACGCTTCGAGAGTTCAACAGTGACCATCTGGCTAGAAGACATTTACGCCTTTCGAACTTTGGACTTCGTGATCATCTTGAATAGCGGATGCATGTTCGCTGTTTCATAGACGCCTGACCCGCCTTCAAAGTTCTGGCTCCGGATGGCTACGTTCTCGTCTTGAAGCCGAGCCATCATGAACTTTGCTTGAACTGCCAGAGCCCGCTGAATTTGTTCATCAGCTTCTTCAACACCACCATCGTACGTCACGCGCACCTCGCGCGCCCACGTACCCGTGACCCGTTCAAGACGGCGAGTCCCGACCAGTTTGTACTTCGTTGAAGCGACCTCATCCCAATCGGTTTCTCTGGCCTCCCGAACTTCAACGGTGGTGATTGAAGTGACCGGCCACAGATTCAGGAAGATGAGGGTAGGCCGCGAGCCTCTCGGCGTGATCACTTCAATGAAGCCTTCCCGAGCATTCCAGAGGCGCTTCGTAGCGCCTTCGAAAAGTGCGATCACTTCACCGCGGAGGATTTCCATTTCATCCTCCTGCTCTGCTGAAAGCCCAACCATGTTTCTGAAGTTCTCGCGTGTGATCATAGCGTAGGTGCGAACCTCTTTGAAACCTTCACATGGAATGGGTCAGTGGCGAACCACTTCCCCGAGATCTTGATGTTCGCTTGACCGACGAACGTCCCGACAGGCAAGGCATCCGCTTGAGCCGTCGTCATTGTGACGGTGAGCCTCGAGTTCACAATGTCAATGGCTAGTTCACTTGCCGTGTCCACGTCGAGGATGGCATTCGCCGCTTCATCCTCGATGAACTTCAAGACCCTGAACGTAGCATCCGTGGCTCCTACGAGGCTTTCGGCATTGTCATTCTCATCGAACAACAGAATGTCGAAAGGCTTCAATGAGCTTTGGATCAGCGTCAGTAGTTCACTGCTGCTATTGCTCACGTTTCTGAATCCTTCCAATCACACGAGTCCTAACTGAAGGACGGCGAATGCGGGCGTGAACCCCGGGATTCTGGTTCGGTGAAGTTGAACCGTCCTCCCGGGGCTCGTCCCCGTGTTTTCTTGAACGCGGGTTTTCCACGTGCTTCTACTCGTACCGCTGCTGCTGATAGAGGTACTCGTCATCTCCACCCGGATGGGTGTACAGATCGGAGATGTAATAAGCCGCGCCGACAAGAGCCGCGGCGCTTCCGCCCTCCGCGTACTCCAGGCGAATCGCCTTGTACGTGTTCCCGTCGATGGCGGAGAGGTCCAGGGAGCCGATGAAGCTTCCATTCTCTCCTTCGCCTGCGTCGTCGAGAAGGGTCGGGTCGAATGCCAGCGTCGTGCTGCCATCCGCGCCCACGATGGGTCCCCACGTGGTTCCATCGGAACGGGCCAGTCCGTGAACTTCCAACTGGCCGTCGACGGTCGCCGCCCATGCTCCACCGATGAAGATGAAGGTGATCCACCGACCGAACTTCCACGGTTCCAGGATGGTTGCTCCGTCTGCCGTCGCGTTATTGACGGACTGCGGAACGAGTGCAACTCCATGCTTGTTCGCATGGAACGGGTTACGTCCAGGCATCGGCATGTCAGGCTCTCCTTCCAGAAAGTCGGAATTGTCCTACCGACTCTACCGATTACTTCAAATCAGGCACCGGAGCCCCGAACCGTTCGAGGCTCCGGTTTGAACTACGAACAGGCTGCTGCTAGTCGTCCGGTGTGCCTCTCCAGCCGTTCGCGGTGACGTAAGTGTCACCCGTGGCCGCATCGGATTCACCGGTGATGCCATCGTCCACCGCGACCTTCCACGGCGGATCGAAGTCGAACTGAACATTCCCGCCGTTCCCTCCCGCCGTTGAAGGCAGGCAAGAGACAATCCCGACGGGAGCCGCGGCGTCCGACGCGATCAGGAGGAGCGGGTCCTCCGCGATCGTGATGTTGTGAATGATCAGCTGCGTGAGGAACAGGCATTTACCTGTGACCCCCGCGAGGACCGCGACCGGAGTTGTTGAAGTGATGACCGCCGACTGTCCCGCTACCGGGACTGCATCGACGGGCAGGTTCTTCAGGCGCGAGAGCTTCCGCGCTCTGAAGTGATTCGGTGATGCCATATTGGGCGTCCTTTCGAGTCTAGCCTATGGCGTCAGGCTGGTTGAACTAGGACCGGACCTTGGCGTCCGGACACACGATGATGGCGCGTTCCTGGCGGATGCCCACGTCGGCGTACATCCGCAACTTCAGGTAGGTGTGGTCCGAAGTGAACCCCGCGCCCTTCCCATCGTCGTCCTCGATTTCGATGCCGCTCCAGCGGCCGAGGACCACGTTGGACAAGTTCCCGCCGAAGACGTCAGTGTACTTCTCGGCGGTTGAATCGGTGGCACCGTCGACGGACTCACCCGGCAAGTTGTCGCTGGGGATCTGGGTCGACTTGTCGAACGGACCGATGATGCCGGAGAGCCGACTGTCCGGGATGTACGGAGCGCCCATCAGGTACATGAACTGATCCGTCTGGTTCTCCGTGGTCTCGATCTTCATCTGCTTCAACTCGTGGAAGAACCGCGGGCTGGAGATCCACGTGTGCGAATCGTCCAGGGAGATGTCGTCCTCTTCGAGAGCGAGCTCCATGTCCATCAGCCCATCGAACCCCAGTTCACCACCGTCCCAGTCATCCAGAGGGCTGGACCCCGCGGCGACCTGAGCTTGAGTGTAAATCTTGCCCTGCTCGGCGCTGAAGATCTTGATGCCCTGATGGTGAACGATGCCCTTCGGCATGTCGTCCGTTCCGCGACCATACGCGATGGTCCAGTCCAGCTTCTTCGCGGCCGCGCGGATCAGGTCCTGACGCAGAAGGTTCTCGAAGCCGTACGACTGGAACCGACGCATTGCATCGGTGAGCCGAACCAGGATCCCCAGTTTCTTGGGGTTCATGGTCATGTCTCCGACGCTCACCTGCGACTCGGCGTAGGCGTCCTCTTCGCCGATCCAGTAGGCGATCAGGCCACCATCGAACTTCGGAACTTTCACGTTCCCGCCGATCAGCCCTTCCAGGACCGAGACACGCGTCGTGCCTTCACCCGAAAGGTTGATGAACACCGACCGCGTGTAGATGGCGGCGATGACATCCGGGATGACCTGATCCGGGACGAAGTAGCCTCCCAGTTCATCGTCGCCCACGTTCTGAGACCCCGCCGCAGCCTTGGCGAGTACTTCACTTCGCTTGGAACGAACAGCGTTCAGGATCTCGTGTTCCCTCTCGCAGCCCTTCCACTTCCCGGTCTTGATGCCGATGAACGCCTTCAACATCGAGAATTCCTCATCCTCGATGCCGGGGACATAGAAGCCCCGCTTGCTGGACCGGATCTGCTTGATCAGCTTCTCCTGTCCGGCGCGGATCTTCTCGACCTCCTGGACGACGGTCGTCAAGTTCAGGCCCTTGAGTTCTTTGAACTCTTCCTGCAGAACCTTGACCCTGCTGATCGTCGTAGGCAGGCTGTCGTCCCCTTCGAAGAGGCCATTGAACTTCTCCAGAAGTTCCGCGACCTGCTGCTCCTTGGTCTTGACGGCCATTGAACAGGCACTCCTTTCAGGGTAATGAATTGACCCGCTATTCGGGCCTCAACAGTTCAAGACGCTTCGTCGTCCGCTCCAACGCGTCCAACAGTGCGTCATCTTCCAAGCCCTCGGTTCGCTTCGGTTCGGCCTTAGGAGCCGGTTCATTACCGTTCTCCATGCCTTCACGAAGGTCGGACAGAACCTGTTCGGTCGAGGACTTGAACTCCCCGAACTGGTTCAACAGCTGGCCGAGCAGTTCAACGCTGCGATCTGCATCGGTTTCATCGGGCACTGAAACAGCGCCTCGAACTGCCCTGGACCTCGGAGCATTGGTCAGGGTTACAGGAACGT